ATTAAAACAATCTTTAGCATGTTTTAATATATCACCTACCAAAGGTTTAAATTTTTTTATATTGTATACTTCATCATGACTATGCCAACCACCGACATTGGACCGCGGCATACCCATCTCATCTTTTTCTCGTAATTGATAAATAGTATCTATAAGATGTTGGTGGCCTTCAAGTTGTAGTGAAAATACGGGAGTAATAAATAGAGAATGTAAGTTAATCAGAGTTGTCCTTTCGTGATCTCTAAAAAACTTGCTATAATGTGCACTTGATTGGCAGCATTGGCTTGAACTTTAAGAATATCACTTTCTTGCAAAACTAAAGGTTGAGTCAATAATTCTGTTGTTGTGTTTGTAGAAATGCTCTTTGCTTTGAATACTTCAAAGGTTGCAGCTCCTCTGACAACTTCAACATCAACTAAAGTTGTTGAACCAGAATCATTACAAACTAAAAGAGACTTTACTACATCCGTAGTAGGCGGAACTGGTGGCGTTGCACCAGGGTTAGCCGTAGGAACTGTTATAACAGTTGTTAAATTTGTTGTGGTAATATCTACCATTGCGCTTTTAAAAGTATTAGCCAAGGAAAAAAGCCTCCGACTCCGACTCGTCTTTTAAATCTTGTTGGTAGTTTGTATTAAGTAAAAAAATTATCTGATCTAGTAAACTAACCATTTGATCAAATTGATTAGGATCATATTCTGGAGTTGAGTTTGGTAATCGTGTAATTGTTATTTTAGCCATTATCTTCTTCCGTCTGGTCTAAGTTGTAATTTAGTAGATCCAAGTCTCCAAGCTGTATCATTAACAGAATTTGTTTGATATTTTATTTTAACTGCTCTTCCTCTACCTCTTATATCAATTTTCTCTGTAGTGCTAGATATAGTTCCAGACGTAGTAACTGTGTCTGCTGATTGTGGATATTGCTCTAATGTTAGTGTTGCTGTCATTGTATTAGCTAAATTATCAAAGTCAGGCACTAATTTACTAACTGACATAAGTTCGTCACCGTCTGCTATTTCAACAGAACCTGATGTTAAAAAAGCTGTTATCGCTGTACCATCTGCTTGATTATTACCTGTTTCGTGTTCATAAACATATGAAGCTCCTGCAGTCAAACCAAGTATTGTAGAGTTGTTAGCAGATAAACTAGCATCATATTCAGTAGCAATAGGTAATTCAAATACATATGCTCCTAACCAAGTAGTTCTAGAAAGAGATGTGGTATACCAAGTATTTTCCAAGTAATTGTAAACAACAGCTCTGTCTATCTGTGTGGCATTTGTTGAAGGATAGTACCAAATTATTTCGTTAAAAGCAGAGTTAACACCACAAGCTATATCTGCTTTGTTTGTGTAACTCATATCATCAAATACATAATCTTGTACAGAACATGGCATTTTTTTGACAACACCATCATACATATAGAAAGCATTATCGGACATCCAGTAAGAACGCCCGTTTATTTCTACTGCTGCGTGTTGAGCTATTAAACCACAGTTAGCACCAAGTTGTCTAAGACCAAAAGTAAAAGGTGTGCCAACAAATTGAATACCGTGAAGAGAAGTGTCTGTCCAAACTAATATTTGACCAGATGATTTAACAGCACCGACTATTCTAGAACCATCTGATATACGTAATGAACCAGCCTCGTTTGTTGCTGTTGGTGTGTAATCTGTAGCATCTTCTCTATCAGAAAATCTAAATAATAAATCATCTTGAGTAGCACTATTCCCTACAGTTGTTTCTGTACCAAATATCATTAAGTGTCGTGTATCTGTTGACACTAGACTAAATCTTGATGCAGTAGGAGAATTGGACAATGTTGTTGCTCTGTTACTTGTACCGCCCGATGTATCCCAAACAAAAGTGCCACCATTTAAAACAGTAGCAATTAAATCTTCACCAAAGTTATCTAACGACCAGTTCCTGGCATCTACTACAACATTAGAAGATGATCTTGGCGTGTTCCAAGTACTTAAATTCCAAGTCAAGGTTCCCCAACCATATCCATATGTAGATGTAGAAGGACCAACAGTAATTTGATATTTAGCATTACCTGATCCACCACCGCCTGATGTTGAACCAGATGCAGTATCACTATGAGTTACCGTATAAACACTAGAAGAAACTACTGTAGTAACTTCAAACTCATTGTTCATATCTAATCCATCAATAGCAGAAAAAGAATCAAACGTAACAAAGTCGCCTATTTGTGCGCCATGAGCTGCGTCTGTTACTGAAACTGTTGTCGTACCATTTGTTGTAAAAGGATTTGTTAAAGCTTCTTCCTCCCTTATCGGTGTAATATCGTAAACAGCACCTTCAGAATATAAATAAAGTTTTCTATCTGTACCCAGAGCTAGATACCTTGTTCCATCTAGACCAATCCAGCTATGCGTATCACGGACCACGCCCACAATAGTTTTATTAGGATTTGGTAAATATTTCCAACCTTGCCATCTTTCTGGTTTTCCATAGTGAAAACGAACAAAATCAGAATCAACATACCTACGTTGATCCCCTGCTGAGTAAGCAGTATCTTGTTTATCTACACCTGGTTGGAATTTTAAATCGACTAATTTCATGTCGGAGTATACTAAATTATTTATTGTTTTGTGGCAAGAATTGAGTGGATACTCTTCCTCTGAAGTTATAATTACCTGAGTGTATTAAGCTACTAGCTATATCTGCATATACTTTACCACCTATTTTCTGCCATAAACGACAAAAAGCATAATCTTCAGACAAGTATCTTTTGGTATCTGGTTCAATCATTGTATCAAAAAAAGCATAGTTCCAATCAGAAGTACCGTGATAACCAAATGTTTTATCATGAGGATCACCTAAATGCTGATCAGATTTAAATCTTAAATTAGGATAAGCCTTTGCCATCTTTTCAAATACTTGTTTTTTAATCAGCATATATCCAGTTGCGCCGTCTAAAACTTCTATAAATCCTTTTTCTACTTTTACTTTGTCAGGATTAGTAACGTTTAAGTTATACTGTAAAGATGCTGAATGAAGTTCATCTTCAGATATATTAGGATTGTCTTTGACTCTTCTTATAGTTTTTGTCCAATCAATAGTTTTGCGTGGATATACTCCTGTAACAACCTCTTTATCTAGATCTAACATTCTAAATATTGATTCGGGATCAAAAGATATATCAGCATCTATAAACATTAAGTGAGTGTAATCTCCGTCCATAAACAATTGCACTAAAGTATTACGTGCTCTTGTTATTAAAGACTCGTTGCCTATTGTTCCAAATTGTAATTCTACTTTTTTTGTAACAGCCAAAGCTGCTAACTGTAGGCAACTTTTAAAATAATCTGCTGTAATTAAACCACCATAACAAGGTGTGCCTATAAATAATTTTGTCATTTGTAATTCTTTCTTATCCATCTTTTGTTTTTATATCTATCAGTTATTGTAGAAAACCATTTCCAATTAAAAACATTCATTTTATCTTTTAAATGTTTATCATTAACTATATTCATTTGCCAATCATCTCGTTTAAATGGAAACACTAAAGCAATGGGCGTGCCTTTTTTTATCATTTTACCTTTACTTTTATTTGTGTCCCAGTCTGTTAAAAAAAACGGAAAATTTATATGAGGTTCATACTTATCGGTGTCTACAATACCTGTGATTAATCTTATGTCTCTTTTCTCTGTGTTAAAGGGAGAAGTAAAAAGACAGCTATAACCTGGCGGTGTTTTTATAATCCAAGGATTTAAAAATTTAAATGCTAAAGGTATTTCATCGGGATAAATCATAGATAAACTTAACTGTTCTTGATTGTGATATTGAATACCTACGTTTAAATCTATCATCCACTGCTCTGTGGTTTTATTTGAAGTATCTAATCTTGCTGGTATTATTTCTATTTCAAAAGTTTTTGTTTCTAAATTTTCTTTTTTTTTAAACAAAATATCTAAAGGAGATAAAATCGCATAGCCCATGGTAACGCTATCCAATACAGGTTGACATTTTTTTACAGTAGGTTGATACTCGTCATTGTCTAAATAGCTTTCTAATTTTTTGTACCAATCAGGCACAACTTTTTTAATAGGAACTGGATGCTCAATTAAATCAGCAGCTTGACTTATAAAATTTATTTTCATTTTATCTCCAAATCATAATTTATAACAAGTCTAGTTTCATAACTTATAGGATGCGAACTAGCGTGTATTAAATTTCCATCAAAAATTAATGTTCTTCCTTTTTTAGGAGTGATAGTATCTTTAATACTAAAATCATCATTAAATAAAAATGTTTTTCCATCATTATCATTTACATAATACAATAGTACAATATGTTTTTCATCTATATCTTTATGTGGTTTTGTAAAATTTTTTTCTGTATTTTTGCTTCTCATTAATTGTAAATTACTTTTTACTCTAAGTAATTTTATTTCACCTATATTTGTTTTTTCATACAAGCCTTGTAATACATTTAATATTTTATTTAAATGTGGAGAATTTTCTTTTAAGTAATAATCAAAAAAAATATGAACAAATTGAGGTCCTTCGTAATGATTGTCTAAATTTAAACTATCAGTATTGTCAGATGTCGTTGGGTAAAAATACCATTGAAACTCAGAATTTAATAAAAACATTTCAATATCGTTTTGATAACTTTCATTAATAAAGTCATCAATCACTATATAACCTGTTTCTTTCAATTTATTTAAAACCTTATTGCGTTGCATAATCTACCTTTAAGTATTCTATTTTCTTTAACCAGTCTTTAGGGATAGCAATAGCGCCACCGCCTGTAATATCTTCTTTATCTTTACTGTAGGATCGCATGATAATT